TATTTAAATTATTATATTGCAAAATTGCAACAATTAGCTGGGGAGCAGAGAGGAGCTGCGCGCAGCGCAGCAGCTGGAGAGCAGAAAGGTATGCATTGTAGCTGTTGGGCAGAACAATTGGTAACACATAAAATAGTATGCGTAGTGCACCACAAGCAAAAAAGAAGAATTAGTAACCAAATAAAAAGAGAGGAGCTTTTACACTCCTCTCTTGTACTGATGTTACACAGCCTCAATCCACATTAGGGTTGTTAGCTCACCAGTTTGAATATCAACCACAGGGTTGGTACTCATTTGGAATCCTGGCATTTCATCACCTGCATTTAATTTCTTTTGCAGAGCCAAGATTGTTGGGTGTGTTGCTTTCATCACCTGATTAGTTTCAGGGTCAATAAGACTTAATACACCAAATACTACACTACCTTGCATCCGTGTGCCCACGTTCATCCCAGCAAGTGTAGTTTGCTTGCTTGTGATAGCCTTGTCAGTAGCAATGATTGTTGCTGTGCCAGTGGCTTGGTTAATCCTTAATTTTCTGAAGAAAACACTCATAATATTGTATTTTATTAAATTTTAGGTACCACAGACGCGGGGGTACCCTCACCGCAAAAATTAGCTGGGGAGCAGTTTGGTAGTAGGTACCACCAATGCAATACACATAACATTTAAAAAACACACTATTTTTTTTGGGGACAAAAAATTTTTTTGAGTTCCCATAATTAATTTGTTTAAAATTATCCTACCTTTACAAAAGGATTTTGTATATTAATGATATAAGTACAACTTAAATAAATTAACTAATGAATAGTACATTACAGGATATAATGGGAATGATTGCCAAGCGTAAGATTAAAGTTCCTACAGATAAAGACTACATAGTGGCTGCTGCATATAGTGATACTCAAGAGGTGCTAAAGCCTCAACCAAAAATGGAGGCCAGCTTAATTAATATTGGTGCACTAAAGAAATTTATTGGTACTGGAAATCAAGGTCCAACTGGAGCTACTGGCCCAACAGGTCCTCAAGGACCGCAAGGAGTTCAAGGTATACAAGGACAAACTGGAGATCAAGGTCCTCAAGGATCTGCAGGTAACTCTGTAACTATACTTGGATCATATGCAAACTTAGCTGCATTTAATGCTGGAGCAGGAAGTTCACCTGGTGCTAATATAGGAGATGCATGGATACTTTTATCTGATGGTAGCCTTATGACATGGAATGGTACAGCATGGTTTGATGCTGGAGATATAAAAGGTCCTCAAGGTGAGCAAGGAATACAAGGTATTCAGGGTATACAAGGTGTTCAAGGGGTGCAGGGAATTCAGGGTGTTGCAGGTGGATTTGGTTATTCAGGATCTTTCTATGATACAACAAACCAAACAGGCATTGCAGGAAGTGTTCTTACAATGGGTCTTAATAACTCAGATCCTTGGAACAATGGTGTTTCACTTGTTTCTGGTAATAGAATAAAAATAACTAATCCTGGAGTATATAACTTAGCATTTAGTGCACAGATGATAAAAAATAGTGGTAACACTGCAACACATACACACATCTGGTTATCACAAAATGGTGTAGATGTACCTGTTAGTGCTTCTCAAATAGGATTTCCTTCTAACTCTATATATGTTGTACCAGCTTGGAATTTCTTTTTTAAGACAACAAGTGCTAATGAATATGTGCAACTTAAATGGCAAATAGATAGTAATGTAGATAATGGTACAGTTATTACATCAGTTGTAGCTACAGGAAATATTCCTGCTATTCCTGGATTAATTGTAACAGTAAATCAAGTAGGATAATTATGGCAACTAAAAAAGATTCTAGATTAGCAAGTGCAGGGGTGGCTGGTTATAATAAGCCAAAGCGTACTCCCTCACATCCAACTAAGTCACATGTAGTTGTGGCCAAAGAAGGTGATACTGTAAAGACAATTAGATTTGGTCAGCAAGGTGTAAGTGGTGCAGGAGCAAATCCTACCACACCAAAAGACAAGGCTAGACAGAAATCATTCAAGGCTAGACACGCAGCAAATATCAGTAAAGGTAAAATGAGTGCTGCTTATTGGGCAGATAAAGTTAAGTGGTAATGGCAAAAGCAAAATCTACAGTAAACAAAGCAGGTAACTATACTAAACCTGGTATGCGTAAGAATCTCTTTAATAAAATTAAAGCAGGTACTAAAGGTGGTGATCCTGGAGAATGGTCTGCCCGTAAAGCACAACTACTTGCTGTTCAATATAAAAAAGCAGGAGGAGGATACAAGTAATGGCATTAGCTAAATCACAACAGTCCCTTAAGAAATGGGGTGATGAGAAATGGAAGACCTCTGACGGGAAACCGTCAAAAGGAAAGAAAAGGTATTTGCCTTCTGCAGCATGGGATGCATTAAGTGCTTCTGAGAAAGCAGCAACTAATAAAGCCAAAGCTGAAGGTAATGCTAAAGGAAAGCAATTTGTAAAGCAACCAAAATCTGTAGCTAAGAAAGCTGCAAAATATAGATAACTTAAAAAAAAAATTATGAAAACTGTAAAAAAAGCACAAATGGGTGTAGAAATGTCTGACACATCAATGATGAAAAAAGGTGGTTCTGTAAAAGCTAAGAAACCTAAAATGAATATGGGTGGAGCAATGAAAGATGTACCTGCTAGTAAAAAAGGATTAGCTAAACTTCCAACAGAAGTAAGAAACAAAATGGGTTACAAAAAGAATGGTGGTTCTACTGATCCTAAGAAGAAGTAATAGTCATGCTTATAAAAATAAAAAAATGAGCCTTAAAGAACAAAGATTACAAGAATTAACTAACATTGCCCCAACAGTATCAGTCAGAATGGACATGGAGTGGTTGAGTTCAACATCTAATACTGCTGATTTCCAGATACGTTTAACAAGCACTGGAACAACAGTAGTTAAATTAAATGCTTTAATTATACGTGGAGTTCATGCTCCAAAGATAACAACAGGAGCAATATCCTGGAAAGCATTAAATAATAATACTGATCCTTTATGGTTAGGTTGGCCTAAAGTAACAACTAACTTACCGTATATTTCAGGGCAGAGAAAATTAAATTTCTCTTCAGCAACAAATATCTTTACTAATGAAACAGCTCCTGTTATACCAACTGGAGATGGAGTAGTAGTTGGAACTTTTAGAGTATCAACAACAACATCATGGAATCCAAATACTGACTTTAAATTTGTATGGGAAATGACAACAGGGGGAGTAGTAGGTTATGTAAATTTTGAAACAGAGTCTTCAACTTCATTACTACCAGTTGGTTTTATGCATTACGGGCCAATCACATCTAATGCAATAGGTAAATGCTTAACAGTAACAGCACCAAGTACACAACCTTTAAGTAAATAAAAGTAATGAAAATTAATATTGTGCAGGCTTGGGTAAATGATGTTGAAGAGTTTAGGGTTTACCTTAATGAAGAATTATTGGCTACGTTTCCTGATAAAGATAGTGCAACTGCACTAATGAAACAATTAGTAATATTAAAATTAAAACCAGATGAAAGAGATTGATTTAATTAAATTAGGATTTATACGTCAGGATGAAACACCTGAGTCAAGTGGATCTGATGAACCATGGTATTATTATGTTAAAGATATAGGTCAGATAAGCTTTTTATCTTGTGATAGTGATTCAGATGAAGCTAAAGCTAATAAGTGGAATGTTGAGCTTCTTGATGGAGATGTTGTTTTTACTAAAGCATCAGAACTTAAAACCGTAATTGCTTTATTAGAAAAAAATAAAATATAAAAATAAATCCATTAAACTTTTTTTATTTAAACTATTAGTATATATTTGTACTATATTGTTTAACTTAAAAAAATAAAAAATGGCACAATCAAAAACCAAAACTCTTTTAGATGAGAAAGAACCTATCTTAACTAAAGAAGAATTAAATGCACGTAGAGAAGAAATTACTGCATTTTACAAAGACAACATTCCACATTTAGAAGTACAAGCTGAGTATGAAATGCTTTTAGCTACTATTGAGAAATCAAGAGCTGAAAGACTTCAAGCACAGATGTATATGGCACAAGCATATGCTTCTCAAAAAGAAGGTGGGCAAGTACCTGTTGATTCAGAAGAAGCAAAAGCTTTTAAAGAAGCAATGGAGAATGCAGCATCTCAAATAGATTAAACTATGAAGATGTTAAAAAGAGGGGATTCTGGGCCAGATGTCCAAACCCTCCAATCTAAACTCTTATTAAAGCAGGATGCACAATTTGGACCTGCTACAGAAAAAGCTGTAATTAGATTCCAACTAGCCAATAATCTGCCAGTTACAGGAATAGTAGATTCAGATATGTGGACATTGTTATTTAACAAAGTGCCTACAATCCAAGAAGCTATTGATGAAGATACAGATATATTTGGTCAATACTTTAAAACCAATTATGATCAGATAATTCATAAGCATTACCTGTCCCCTAAAGAATATATAAAAGGGCCTATTAAAAATGAATACATATTCTTACATCATACAGCAGGGAATAATAACCCATATGCATGTATTGATATGTGGAATAAAGATGATAGAGGTGCTATTGGAACTGAATTTGTTTTAGGTGGTAGAGGTCACCGTAATAGTGATGCTAAATATGATGGTCAAATGGTTCAGGCTTTTCCAACTGGAAACCAAGGTTGGCATTTGGGTTTAACTAAATCAGGTTGGATGAATAGACATTCTGTAGGTTTAGAAATTTGTTGTATGGGACAATTAACTAAAGATTATAAAACCTATGTAGGAACTGTTGCTCACCCAGATGAAGTAACAACATTAAAAGAAGCATTCAAAGGATATTTAAATTGGCATGCATATTCAGAGAAACAAATTAAAGAAACTGAAAAGTGGATTAAGTATGTTGCTGAAAGAGATGGTGTTGATGTAAGGTTGGGTTTAAAACAACTAATACAAAAACATGGTGCTATTAAAGGATTTGAATATAATGAGGATGCAGCTAGTGGAAAAATAAAAGGATTACTAACTCATACCAATGTAAGAAAGGATAAGTTTGATTGTTATCCACATCCTGATTTAGTTGATATGATAATGAGTTTGAAATAATGGCAATAGTAAACAAAGTAGATTTAAAATTACAAGTAGATATTAATGAAACCATTAAGTATCAGATACTTACGTATTGTTTTTTTGAAAATATTTTAATTAGTAATTCAGATCTTAAATGTTTAATGGAATTATCTAAACAACCAAAAATTGAATTAACTAAATTTTGTATATTTTTAACTGAACAACAAATATTTAAAAGCCCACAATCAGCTAGAAATGCTTTAGCAAAAGCAGAAAAGAAAAAGTTAATAGTTAAAAATGGTATAAATAAAAAGACCATTTCAATTAACAAAAACATTAATGTTCAAATAGATGGTTTGATATTGTTGGACTATAAAATACTAGGCCGTGAATCCCAAGAAGCATAAAGATTTTAAAGCTGGTATAGCTGAAGAAGTTGGTGTGCATCCTCAAGTGGTAGATGATTTTATAACATTTTATTATGGTAAGTTAAGAAAAAAATTATCAGCACTAGAATATCCAAGAATAAATGTAGATGGATTGGGGACATTTTATTTGAGAAAGACTAAATTAGAAAACTCAATTAAAAAGAATAAAAGTACATTGGGTAATTTAACTAAAAGAACATACAATGGTTATGCTCAAAGTGAAAATATACAGAATAACATTGAACAAATGTCTAAAGCATTAGCACAAATGGAAGCTGATATATTAACAAAAAAAGAATTTAAAGCAAAATAAAATTTACAATATGCAGGGAAAATGGAAAAAATATTTAACATTATTTAAAAATGCTAATCAAATAATGGAAGGCATTAAGAATAACATGTTTAAAAAAGAACACGTTGAGGCTGTTGCTACAGATAGATTTCAAATATGCATTAAGTGTTCTTTATTTGATGCTAGTGGAGAACATTGTTTAGCTCCAGGTACACAACCTTGTTGTTCAGATTGTGGATGCAGTCTTGCATTTAAAGTAAGGTCATTATCAACATCTTGTCCTAAAGGTTTTTGGGATTCATTAATGACTGAAGAATTAGAAGAAAAAGTAAATCAACAAATTAAAAATTAATATTATGACAGTATCAGAAATAGTAAAAGATCTTTTAGAACATGAAATGATTAGCATGGAAGCTGCAATAGTTTTGCTAAATGCAGAAATTAAAGCACATATGCTTGATAAAAAAGATGAAAATGTAAATCAATTATTTCAACCTTATCATGGAGTACCAAATGGAACTACATCAAATCCATACTATGTTTCTACAACAACCAATGATCCCATGACATCAACTGGAGCTAAAGTATCACAAACTTTAACTACAGAGTAATGGCTATTATATTCAAAGAAGATGGACATACTTATGAAAGTATAGAAGATGACAATATCAAATGGTTGAGTGTCACTTCACTTATAGGGATGTTTAAACCCAAATTTGATAAGGAGGGACAAGCAAAAAAATCTGCAAAGAATAAAAATTCTAAGTGGTATGGCATGACTGAAAAAGAAATAATCAGTGCCTGGGATAATGAGACAGAAAGAGCCATTAATCTTGGTAATTTTTATCATGGTCAAAGAGAATCTGATATATTAGATTTCAATACAATTGAACGTAATGGAACAGAACTACCTATAATCAAACCCATTATAAATGAAGAGGGTATAAAATTAGCACCTCAACAAACTTTATCAGCAGGGATGTATCCAGAACACATGGTTTATTTAAAATCAGTGGGTTTATGTGGACAAGCAGATATGGTAGAAGTTGTAGATGGGTATATTAATATTAATGACTATAAGACTAATAAGGAAATTAAAGAAAAAGGATTTACTAATTGGGAAGGTATTACAAATAAAATGTTTAAACCTATTAATCATTTAGATGATTGCAATTTAAACCATTATTCTTTACAACTCAGTATTTATGCGTATATTATTAAAAAGCATAATCCTTCTTTAAAGATAGGAAAACTAACAATACAACATGTAAAGTTTAAACAGATTGGTGAAGATGCAAATGGATACCCAATAAATGAACATTATAATGGAGAACCTATTTTAGATGAAATTAAAATGTATGAAGTTCCTTATTTAAAAGATGAGGTTAATTCATTAATGATGTGGTTAAAAGATAATAAATAAAATTATGGCAACTGTAACAATTACACAAGTGCAATTAGCAAAAGCAACAGAACCTGATGGTAGAGTAACAAGTTATTATTGGAATACTGATTTTATATCACCAATGAGTATAGATCCAACTAGAATTAGTGCAGTAGGTTTTGTTTGGGATAGTATAGCAGAAGTTTTTATACCAGGAATAATTCAAATATATATACAAGGTATTGGCACTATTCTTAGTACCAATACTTATGAATCAATTGTTTTATTATTGAACCCAATACCAACACCTAGTTAATTATGTTAGTAAGACTATTTGATATCCAGAACAGCAAAGTAATTCCATCAGAACATTGCTATGCTTTACCTTTTTTAAATGCTATTATGGAAACTTATCCTGATACACATTTAAAAATTTATCAGTATATATTTTATATGAGCTGCCCTAATCCAGATATGAATCCTTTTTTTAATCTACCAGAACATGAAAAAGAAGATATCATTATTGAAGAGGTTCAATTAGAAGATTCACCAGAAGATCCTAAAATAATATATGCATTAGACATGTGCTATAAGTTATATGAAACACCTACCTTTAGAGCTTACAAAGGTATTAAGTCAATGCTTGATAGATTAGCTAAGTATATGGAAGTAACTGCTATTGAACATGGTAGAGATGGAAACATAAACTCTATGGTAAATGCAGCATCTAAATTTGAACAAATTAGACAATCATACAAAGGAGCCTTTGTTGATATGAAACAAGAACAAGAAAGTTCTGTACGTGGTGGTGCAGGATTAGCATATGACCAAATATAATAAACCATTAAAATCAAAAAAATGATACAACAAGTAATACCAGTAGGAAAGAAATTATTGATCAAACAAAAAAAAGCTGAGACATATTTTAAAAACACAAATATTATTATACCTGATGCAGCTCAAAAAACAGAACACAAAGGTACTGTAGTAGCTGTAGGTGAAGGTGTAACAGAAATTAAAATAGGAGATGAGGTTCAATATAGTGAGCATTGTTTACCAACATCCATGATGCATGATGATGAGCAACACTTACTGATCCATGAAGGAGATGTATTTGCAAAATTCAAATATGTATAGATCCATACCTACATATGAAAATGATTCTTGGACAACTACACAATTTGAAACTAGAGAAGATTTTATTGATTATGTTTTAAATATATTCAATGTCCCTGGTCATTATGAGTTTAATGAGCTTTCATTTAAGTTTAATGAACAAGCTCAAATATTTAATAAACAAGGATTTTATTGTGATAAACCATTTAGGTCTAAAGATTTTACTGACTACTGGGAAGATCAAAAGATTAAATGTAGAGAGGGAGTTATTTATAATGATGGAGATAAAAGCTGGTATTTAACTAGAGATTATTACATGTGGTTAAACTTCTTACCCATCTTTGACAAAGAAGAAAAGAAGTATGGTTTTGCTAAAGTACGTGATGCTCAGTATCATATGGCTTTATATGAGCAACTTGCAGAACTACATTATAAACATTCAGCTATATTAAAGAAACGTCAGATAGCATCTTCATATTTTCACATGGGTAAAATTATCAATACCTATTGGTTTGAGGAAGGAAGTATCTGTAAGATTGGTGCATCACTTAAAGATTTTATAAATGACAAAGGTTCATGGAAGTTTTTAGATGAATACAAAACATTCTTGAATGAGCATACTGCTTGGTACAGACCCAGTAATCCAGAAAAAGTTTTATTGTGGCAACAGCAGATTGAAGTTAAAGTTGGTAATAGAAAAACAGCAAGAGGATTAAAATCAAAAATACAAGGGGGTTCATTTGAAAAGAATGCAACTACTGGAGTAGGGGGACCTTGTTCAATTTTCTTTCATGAGGAAGCTGGAATTGCTCCAAAGATGTCTGAGACATATGAGTACTTGCGTCCTGCCATGTCTTCTGGTATGATTACTACAGGTATGTTTATTGCTGCTGGATCTGTTGGAGATTTAGAACAATGTAATCCTTTAAAAGAAATGATTACTAATCCAGTGGCTAATGATATATATGCTGTTGAAACTGATCTTATTGATGCAGATGGTACAATAGGTATGGCTGGTTTGTTTATTCCAGAACAATGGTCAATGCCTCCCTTTATTGATGACTATGGAAACTCTTTAGTAAAAGAAGCTGAAGTAGCAATTAATGAAGAAAGAGAAAGATGGAAGAATGAATTAAATGGTGAACAGTTCCAATTAAGAATATCTCAGAAACCTTTAAATATTGCAGAAGCATTTGCATATAGAAAAGCATCTGTATTTCCACAAGGCATTCTTAGTAGACAACAAAAAAGAATTGAAGAGAAGGAATACCCTTATGAGCTTATTGAATTAGATAGAGATGAGAAAGGTATTTTTGCTAAAAGAACAAATAAACTTCCAATAAGTAGATTTCCTGTAGACAAAAAACAAGTGGATAAGACAGGAAGTATTGTTGTTTGGGAAAGACCCGTCAAGAGTCCAGAGTTTGGAGCTTATTATGCTTCTATTGACCCTGTATCAGAGGGTAAGACTACTACATCAGATTCCTTGTGTAGTATTTTTGTTTATAAGAATGCAACAGAGGTTACAAGAACTATGATATCTGGTGATGTAGAACAATTTTTAGAGAAAGATAAAATTGTAGCATCATGGTGTGGTAGATTTGATGATATAAATAAAACACATGAAAGATTAGAATTAATTATAGAGTGGTATAATGCCTGGACTATAGTTGAGAATAACATATCCTTGTTTATACAACATATGATTTCTAGAAAGAAACAAAGATACTTAGTTCCTAAACAACAAATTTTATTCTTAAAAGATCTTGGTTCAAACAATACTGTTTATCAAGAGTATGGATGGAAGAATACAGGTACATTATTTAAAAGCCATTTGATTTCATATGCAATTGAGTTTTTAAGAGAAGTCATAGATGAGGAAACTGATGTTGGTGGTATTGTTACAAATCAAACATTAGGTGTTGAAAGAATACCAGATGGAATGCTAATAAAAGAAATGCTTGCATATTATCCTGGACTTAACGTGGATAGGTTGGTAGCATTTGGAGCTTTAGTAGCTTTTGTAAAGATACAGCAATCCAATAGGGGTTTTTCAAAAAGACGTGAATCAGAAGAGAAATCTTTGGATAATTCAAAAAATTTGTATAAATTAAAGTATAGTCCGTTCAAGAATATTGGACGTAGTGGAAACAATACTGGAAATACAATAAAAAGATCAGGCTTCAAAAATTATAAATAAATTAACTAATTAAAAATTAGAATGAAAGTACTTAATGCAATGCAATTAAAGGCCGGTGCAAAAAAAACAGAAGGGCCTACCTTTTCTAGTTTGACGCAACCTATTCAGTTTTTACCTTACAGTGAAAAAACAGATGATTGGGCTGCATGGAATTTAGACTGGCTAGAAGATCAAGGTGTTCAATTTTTAAAACTTAATGCTAGAAGACTTTTAAAAAATTATAAATTAGCTAAAGGAATTATAGATAAAACAGACTACATAGTTGAACCTGATAATGACTATAAAGATTTAATGGATGTTTTAACTAAAGAAAATGATTCAGCTTTAGAACTTAAATTTTATCCTATCATCCCAAATGTAATTAATGTATTGAGTGGAGAGTTTTCCAAAAGATACAATAAAGTACAGTTCAGAGCAGTTGATGATAGATCATATAATGAAATGCTTGAACAGAAGAGAATGCAAGTTGAAGAATCTTTACTTGCAGATGCTGAAAGAAAGTTAGTAGAAAAGATGATTCAAATGGGGATGGACCCAG